AGGGTGGAACACAGAAAAACAAAATACTCTGGAGAGTCTGTTTAATTGAAAGGAAAATATGAGTAATTATCTTAAAGACATAATCAAAAATTCAGGAAACAAATACGCATCTGTAGTGGAAGACGGTATTGACGGAAGTGATGTAGACGGATTTTTAGATACAGGAAGTTATATTTTAAACGCATTGTTATCTGGTTCTATTCACGGCGGAATTGCAAACAACAAAATCCTGGCACTTGCAGGAGAGTCTAGTACAGGTAAGACTTATTTTTCTATTGGTATTGTTTGTAAGTTTCTGAAAGACAATAAAGATGCCGTTGTTTTATATTTTGACACAGAACAGGCAGTCACATCTGATATGTTTATGAAACGAGGAGTGGATCCTACTCGAGTTGCAGTGTTTCCAGTTTCCACAGTAGAAGAATTTCGTCGTCAATTAATTTCTATTATTGATCGTTATTTGGAACAACCTGAAGCAGAACGTAAGCCTATTATGGTTGTACTGGATTCTCTTGGTATGTTGTCTACCGAAAAAGAAGTTGCTGATACTGCAGAAGGAAAGTCCACTCGAGACATGACTCGAGCACAAGTGGTAAAATCCACTTTCCGAGTTTTAACTCTTAAACTGGGTCAGGCAAAGATTCCATTAATAATGACAAACCATACTTATGATGTTATTGGGTCATATGTTCCAACAAAAGAAATGGGAGGCGGAACAGGACTTAAATATGCTGCATCTACTATTGTGTATCTGTCCAAGAAAAAAGACAAAAACGCAGACGGTGATGTAGTAGGAAATATCATTCACTGCAAACTGTATAAAGGAAGACTCACCAAAGAAAACAAAATGGTAGATGTCAGATTAAATTACGATACTGGACTAGACCTGTATTACGGTTTAACTGATCTGGCACTGGAACAAGGATTATTTAAAAAGAACAGCACTAAAATAGAATTACCTAATGGAGAACGAGTATTCGAAAAACAAATTAACGATAATCCAGAAAAGTATTTCACTCCAGAGATTCTGAAACAACTAGACGAAGCAGCAGGAAAGGTATTTAAATACGGTGGCTCAGATTGATACACAGGATACGAAATGCAAGAAATTAAATCGGTAATATTTTCAAATCTTGTAAAAAACGAGTCTTATTCCAGAAAGGTTGTTCCGTTTTTAAAGTCAGAATACTTTAAATCCAGAACAGACAAATTCTTTTTTGAATTGATTTCTGATTTCATAACAAAATACAATAATCTTCCTACTAAAGAAGTATTAGGTATTATGTTGGACAAATTGGAAGGAATATCAGAAGAAGAAGTTACAGCAATTGGTCAACTCTTAGAAGACGCGTATCGACCGGTTGCAGATGTGGATTTCAGTTGGCTCATGGACGAAACCGAAAAGTTTTGTAAAGACAGTGCAGTTTACAATGCCATAATGGAATCAATTAATATTATTGACGGAAAAGGAAAATCAAATTCTGGTGCAATACCTGATATCCTTTCCAAAGCACTTGCAGTATCTTTTGACAATCATATTGGTCACGATTATATCGAAGACGCAGACGAACGATATAATTTTTATCACACAGTAGAACAAAAAACTGGATTTGATCTGGAGTATTTTAATCTGATTACAAACGGAGGAACTCCTGCTAAAACTTTGAATATAGTAATGGCAGGAACGGGTGTAGGTAAATCTTTATTTCTTTGTCATCATGCTGCAAATTGTTTAAAACAAAATCAAAACGTACTGTATATCACCTGCGAAATGGCAGAAGAACGAATTGCAGAACGAATAGATGCAAATATACTGGATATCACAATGGATGATTTAAAGAAATTACCTAAAACTATGTACGATAAACGAATCGAAAGTATATCAGAAGTGGTTACAGGTAAACTTATTATCAAAGAATATCCAACGGCGACAGCAAATGCAAATCATTTCAGATTTTTGCTAGACGAACTTTGGCTCAAAAAACGATTTAAACCCAGTATTATATTCATTGATTACTTGAATATTTGTTCTTCGTCCAGACTTAAAAATTCCAATAATATTAATTCGTATACTTATGTCAAGTCGATTGCAGAAGAACTCCGAGGACTTGCCGTGGAATATAATGTTCCTGTGTTTAGTGCTACTCAAGTTAACAGAACAGGATATCAAAACAGCGATATCGGATTAGAAGACACATCTGAATCGTTTGGACTTCCCGCAACCGCAGACTTTATGTTTGCTATGATATCTAATGACGAATTAGATGAAATGAATCAGATTCTAATCAAGCAGTTAAAGAACCGATATAACGACACAGTTGTAAACAGAAAGTTTTTAGTAGGAATTAATCGTTCAAAGATGAAATTATTTGATGTTAAACGAGAACAACAAACTGTTCCCATTTCCACAGAAAAGATAGATCTAGTTCCTAGACGCGTTCCTAATGCATCTGCCTGGAATTTCTAATGTGTTCATATATTGATGTTAAATATATTAATTTAGTTTCTCCACTGTTAAAAAAATTCAAGTGGAAATCCACTAAACTGGCAAATTGCAGATGTCCTATATGTGGTGATTCCATAAAAAGTAAAACAAAGGCCCGAGGATATTTCTTTAAAAAGAATAATGATTTCTTTTTTAAATGTCACAATTGTGGTGCTGGTTTAAATGTATATAATTTTTTAGAACGCATGGCACCAACTCTGTGTCGTCAATACGCACTGGAACGATACGCTAAAGGAGAAAATAACAAATCAAATTATATTAAACCAGAGACTAAAGATTTGTATCCAGAACCAGCAAGTATACCGAAACAGTATTCTTATATACCCGTTTCCGATTTACCAGAAGATCATATTTGTAAAAAATATCTTAGATCTAGAAAATTAGATCGTCACTACAATCGATTTGGTTATGCAGAAGATTTTGCTAAACTTGCTAAAGAAATCAATCCAAAATATGATTTATTCAAAGAACCCAGATTGGTTATTCCGATAATGGACGAATCGGGCAAGTTACAAGGAATTCAAGGAAGAATATTAGAAGGATCCAGAAACGAGACCAAATACATCACAATACGAATAACAGACGATCCGCTTTGTTATGGTATAGATCGAGTGGATCGAAGTAAAACTGTCATAGTGGTAGAAGGACCAATAGACAGTATGTTTCTGGATAATGCAGTGGGTTGTCTGGGATCAAGTAACTTTCGTGAAATGGAGTCTAGATTCGGTATAGTAGATGCAATATATGTTTTAGATAATGAACCTAGAAACAAAGAAATAGTTCGAATTTTAGAAAAACTAATCAAAGACGGAAAACGAGTTTGTATTTGGCCCCCAGAAAACAAACTTAAAGATGTTAATGATATGGTGTTGCAAGGAATTGATGTATATGATACAATACTGACTAATGCTTATTCCGGACTGTCTGCTATGTTAAATTTAAATGAATGGAGAAAATTATGAATGAAAAGTTTGAAAATATGACACCAGAAGAAATAGAACAATTCGAAGACGCGTATCTTATGTTTACTTCTAATTTTATAGAATATATTCGAGAAGTTCATCCTGATATCTTTAAGCGCGCACTAGATTACGCAGCAACGGTTGAATAATGACTACATCAAATTTAAATAGAATAGAAGTTCTCAATCGAGGATACGTTGATTATGTCGATCATATGGGAAGTGATCTAACTGTTGTTAATGCAGCTAGAGTTTCTTTTCAAAAAGAAAGCGATTGGGAAGGAGATCGAAACTGGACTGAAAAAACCTTAGCAGACCGAGACCAAAAACTAATTAAATATCTTGCCAAACACAATCATTGGACTCCATTTGCACATCCTCAAATTACTTTGCGAATTAAGGCTCCTATTTCAATACGCACTCAATTCTTTAAGCACAAACAAGGATTTGTTGAAAACGAAGTTTCTCGTCGATACGTTACTGATCCTCCAGAATTTTATATTCCACTCTGGAGAAAGGCACCTACAGAAGGAGCAAAACAAGGATCAAGTGGTTTTATTGAAAGTGCAGAAGAGATTCATCTTAGAACTCAACGATATGTTGATGCCTTAGAAAGTTGTATTAAGCATTACGAGTCATTAATTGAATCTGGTATTGCACCAGAACAGGCCAGATTTGTTTTGCCGCAGGGAGTTTTTACTGAATGGTGGTGGACAGGTTCTCTTGCAGCCTTTGCCAGATTTTACAAGCAACGCTCTGATCCTCATGCACAATGGGAAATACAACAGTACGCAGAAGCCGTTTCTAGCATAATTCGAAAGCTTTTTCCAGAGTCTTGGTCATGTTTGATTCAATCTGCATAAATAAAGAAATACCTTATGAAAAATCAAATAGAACTACCGTCACTTTATCAGCAGTTCATTCATCTTTCCAGATACTCCCGATGGTTAGAAAAAGAACACAGACGAGAAACTTGGACGGAAACCGTTAAACGGTATTTTGATTTTTTCGAAAATCATTTGGCAGAAAGTCAAAAATATAATCTTTCTAAACAATTACGAACTGAACTAGAAACCAGTGTTTTAAACCTGGAAATCATGCCCAGTATGAGATCCTTAATGACTTCTGGTGAGGCACTTGACAGAGACAATACTGCAGGATACAATTGTAGTTATGTTGCAGTTAATCGAGTTAGAGCCTTTGATGAAATTTTATACATACTCATGTGTGGTACTGGAGTAGGATTTAGTGTAGAGCGCCAATATGTTGAAAAACTTCCTACAATTGCTGAAAACTTTTCTCCATCAGAGACTGAAATCTGCGTGGAAGACAGCAAAGCAGGATGGGCCAGATCTTACAAAGAACTCGTCTCGTTACTTATTGCTGGTCAAATTCCGAGGTGGAACCTTAAGAAGATACGAGCTGCAGGAGCAAGACTTAAAACCTTCGGCGGTCGAGCATCTGGACCGCAACCGCTCAATGATTTGTTCCGATTTACCGTTGATACATTCAAGAGGGCTGCTGGCAGAAAACTTACGAGCATCGAGTGCCACGATATCGTATGTAAAATTGCTGAAGTTGTAGTCGTAGGAGGAGTTCGTCGATCTGCATTAATTTCTCTGTCTAATTTAACAGACGAGAAAATGAGAGACGCCAAAGTAGGACAGTGGTGGGAAGCAAATCCTCAACGGGCATTGTCTAACAATTCTGTTGCGTATAAAGAAAAACCTGATATTGGTGTGTTTATGGAAGAGTGGTTATCTCTTTATAAATCAAAGAGTGGAGAACGAGGAATTTTTAATCGTGATGCCTGTAAGAAAACTGTTGCAAAATTAGGAGACAGACGAGATCCTAATTACGAATGGGGTACTAATCCGTGTTCAGAAATTATTCTGAGAGATCGTGAATTTTGCAATCTGACAGAAGTAATTGTAAGAGAAGACGATACTCCAGAAACTCTTAAACGAAAAGTCCAACTTGCCACTATACTAGGAACCTGGCAGGCGTCATTGACTCATTTTCCGTATTTGTCTTCAGAATGGAAGAAAAACTGTCAGGAAGAGGCACTATTAGGAGTTTCTCTTACTGGTATTTTAGACAACAAGATGATGAGAAATCCCGGCAAAACACTAGAAACTTTGTTGGACGATCTTCGTTCTAGTGCAATCACAACTAATAAAGATTGGGCAAAACGTATTGGAATCAATCCTGCTGCTGCAATTACGTGCATAAAACCTAGTGGTACAGTTTCACAATTAACAGATTCTGCCAGTGGAATTCATCCAAGACACAGTAAATACTATATTCGTACAGTTCGTGCAGACAGAAAAGACCCGTTGTGTCAAATGATGTTAGATAAAGGATTTCCCGCAGAACCGTGCGTAATGAAACCAGATTCTACCATGGTATTTTCTTTTCCAATAAATTGTCCTAATTCTTTTACCAGGAACGATCTGACTGCAATTGACCATCTCGAGATATGGTTAACTTATCAAAGACATTGGTGTGAACATAAGCCCAGTATAACTGTAACAGTAAAAGAATCTGAATGGATGGATGTCGGTGCATGGGTATACGAACACTTTGATGAAATCAGCGGAATATCGTTTTTACCTCATTCCGATCATTCGTATCGTCAGGCACCGTATCAAGAATGCACCAAAGAAGAATGGGAAAGTTTAAGCAACATATTACCTAAACAAATCAATTGGACTGGAGAACTAGTTTCTTTTGAACAAGAAGATCAAACAGTGGGTAATCAAACTCTTGCCTGTTCGGGTGATAAGTGTGATTTTGTTGATTTAACTAATTAATAAAATACTATTATAAATCAATAGGCTTATAAATAAACTAGGAGGGCTCTTTATGTTCAAAGTCCTTAACTGGTTTGTTTTATCATTGCTGTTGATTGGTTGCAGCATCTCCAAACCAATCGTCCAGGTTGAATCAAAAGAAACTGTTCCTAAACTAGGAATATTTCAAGGATTCGATATATGCACCACCGAAACAGATTCGTATCCCGGTGTTGTTGCACTACACTCCACAGACTCATTTGTGGGTAGCGGAGTTTTAATTAGTCCATATTATATTCTTACTGCAGGACATTGTATAGATGGTGGTAATTTAGATTATATCAGATTATTAGACGGTAGAACTTTTTGCATCAGTGAAACAATACTTCATCCTGTATACGGAATAGGTGAATTGGTTTTAAATGATATCGGAATAATTGTGTTAAATGAACCAATTCTAGATATAGAAACTTATTCACTGTGTCAATCTATATCTAAAATTTCAAAATATCAACAAATTGATATTTCAGGATGGGGTGCAAAGATTAAAAAACAAAGCCAGTGGCGTAAGTTTTTCTTTTACGGAGTTCTCCAACGAGAAGAAAATCAATTTAAAGTTCTTCCTATTAATGGTACAGTTTGGTTTGGAGATTCGGGAGGTGCAGTATACGCTCAAATTGACGGAAAAAAACATCTAATAGGAATAGTAAGTAATTTTTCGGCCACTTTGGTGGAAGGAAAAATCATTTGTGCGAGTAGATTATTATCTGAGTTGGATCTTGTCTAAAACTAAATAGTATGATGATAATCGCTGGAATAGATTACAGTCTTAACGGTCCGGCAATATGTGTTACCGATAGTACTATACCATTTGATTTTAAACACTGTAATTTTTATTTTCTTTCTGATACTAAGAAGTATTCTAAAACATTTCTTAATAATATTCACGGCGAAACATTTAAAGAATATAACGAAGAATCTGAACGATACGATTCAATTTCAGATTGGGTGATGGGAATAGTGGCAGGAATAGATCAAGTGTGTTTGGAAGGATACGCGTATACTGCACAAGGAAGAGTTTTCAATATTGCAGAAAATACTGGAATATTAAAGTATAAACTCTGGCAAAGCAGAATACCAGTGGAAGTAGTTCCTCCCACAACAATAAAGAAATCAGCAACAGGTAAAGGAAATTCAGATAAATCAAAAATGTACGAACAGTTCATGGAAGACACCAGTATTCCTCTTATGGAATTAGTGTCTCCTGATAAAATAAAAATATCAAATCCGGTTTGTGATATAGTAGATTCGTACTACATCTGCAAATATTTACACGAAAAACTTAACGATTAATTATATTCTTGGTTTTTGCTCTGCGTTATTCTGTGCTTCTCTATCTCGTTGATACTTTAAGGCTGCTTCCCGTTGTCTTCGTTGAGTTTCCTGTGCGTCGGGTAATGGTTGGTTAACTGGATTCTCTCTACCATATTGCTCTGGAGTTTTAGGTGTAGGAGCTGCAGCAGGAGGAGCTGCAGCAGGAGCTGCAGCAGCAGGAGCTGCAGCAGCAGGAGCTGCAGCAGCAGGAGCTGCAGCAGCAGGAGCTGCAGCAGCAGGAGCTGCAGGAGCTTGTTTAGATCTTTCAAGGAATCCTCTTTCGACATCATCTGCTGTGACGGGTTCGCCAGTCTCAAATCCTCTGATTATCTCGGGAGGTGTGTTGGGGTTATACCCAGAGTGCCACGCCTTAGGGCTTGCAGCAGGAGCTGCAGCAGGAGCTGCAGCAGGAGCTGCAGCAGGAGCTGCAGCAGGAGCTGCAGCAGGAGCTGCAGCAGGAGCTGCAGCAGGAGCTGC